CATTATTTATAGCATCAATTACTTTAACAGCTACTGCTGCCTGATCTTCGCCTGCTATTAAATTGACAGAATAAGAAACACCATCAATATTATCACGTCCATTGATTTTGATCTTGTGAGTTGTTGTTTTCGTTACGGTAGTTGCTACCGCAATCCCTAGTGTGTAAACTCCTGCTGTTGCACCCCCGGCCTCTGCCTGTGGATATGCAATTGTAGGTATTCCCCCCAAAGGGTCGCCTGATACTGGTCTTAAAATACGAGCCATTTGATGCAACGGACTGCCGTAGCCATACTTTACAGCCACTTCTTTGGCTGTAATAAATTCGTACGGATCGGTGTCTAATGTCGCCTGATTAGCTGTATTTGCTTCTCCTAGTACTGCGATTCTTTGTGGCAAATATGGCGTAACGGGGCTAAAATTACCGGGTTTAATCTTGTACCCGACAACTCTTGATACCCTCGTTGCATCTATTGCTGTACTTATCATTTTCTTGTTTTTTAAGTTTCTTTTTTAATTAAAAATCCTTTATCTGTTTCATCCAGTTTAAATTCAGATGTAAATATTTCTCCTGCAACACCTGTCAGATCACCAACAGTTTCATCAGCAATTACCTTTAATGTAATACGTGCAACAACGGTATGCAAAGCGTCCTGATCTTGAATCCTGCCAATACTTATATCATTTACCCATCGGCTATTTATAAGCCCTGGGTCAAAATCTAAAGTACGGTATTCGGCACTTGACAGAATATACGCAACAATACCCGCAATTCTTTGAGCAAATTTTGATGCTGCAATATCCCCTTTTTCACTATCCGTATGCGGTTTGTTAATGTGAATATCTATAAAATATTGATTTTCTCCACGCCTTGTTTTGGGGTTGTGATTATCATAACTCACATTATCCCAACTTACATTAATGGCAGGCAATTCAGTATGGTCAAAAGGTATTATTCTTTCTAACCAAACATCAATATCGGTAGCAACGGTTTGAGCAGACAATTCATCAGTCAGAATAACTCCTAATTTATTTCTTATTAGCTCAAAATTCTGCTCCGGTATTTGAATTGTTATTTTTGCCATTATACTTTTTTACCTAAAGTGCATACTATAAGTCCAAGGGTTTCGCTTGGCATTGATTCATCTATCAAAAATGTAAACGATGAACCACTTGCATCAGCAAACGATACTTTATGTGACCGTAAACTTATTTCATTGCTTGCATTTCTTGTTGTGTATCCCGCATCATTTAAAACGCTTTCTACAACCGAAATATGAACATTTTTACTATTTACCGGAAGTCCGGTAGCTGGATTTATACTTAAATTATGTTTAGATATCAGACCATTAACAGCTGCCGTTTGCGTCGCTCCCGGATTAATGAAAGTGATTTCCGCAGAGAATCCTCCCTGCGAAAATCTTTTCATGTCTGCTATAGCCCTCTCTAAACTCATTTTTTAAGCCATTGTGTTAATGTTTCTGCGCTTGCCTTGCCTATGCCTTTAAGTGTCGTTAAATCACCAACAGCATTTAGCTGTTCATAAGTTAATATCTTGTTTTCTAACAAAACATCTTTAAAAGGCATGTCGTTCGGGAAATCACAAATAGGCTTTACCTCTTTGCGTTCTTGCAAATACTGAGCTTTTACCTCATCCGCCGTTTTGGCTTTCGTGCCCTCAGGTTTAATAAACCCGGCAGCGTAAGAAGCCTCAAGGTCTTTTGCAGGCAATTGGCTATCATTAAGAAAACGCGAATTTTCTTTTTTAAACTTTTTGCCTTTAATTACAACTGTTGGGCTTACTAATTCATATTTCATTATCTGTCCTCCGTCCATTTAAGAAAGTATTCGTCAATAGTAGCCTCAAGCGTATTATTAGTTGATTTTACTTCAAACTTCCAAAACTCAGATATATGACTTGAATCTGATTCTAAAATTCCTGTTGTGTCTGAACCTAGATTCCATGCTGCCGTTTCACGTAAAACCCAAGGTTCGTAATAAGCTACTTTTGAATATAAATTAATATTAGTAGTATCAAAAGTCCCTCCTGTAGAATCTATTGAAAAATAAACATGCGGCTTTAACGCAAACTTTGATCTTATCCTTACGGTATAAGTCCAAGTTGAATCCGTTACGCCAATAGTATCACCTGCCGCAGCAGAACCATGATAATAAAAATAACTGGATGCTGATTCATACCAAGATTCCTGTTGCACTGTCTCAAGACTTTGAGGGTCTTGGGCACTTGCAGTAAACGCTACAAATGCAAATAAAAATATTAATAGTTTCTTCATATCTTTAATTTTTATCCCTGACCTCCTCCAATGCCTAATGTAGTCATCGTGTAAAGTTTATCTGGAGTGTAACAAGTAGCCAAAGGAGCAGATTCTACATACCATGTATGAGTAACCTTATGCTTATCAATAGCATCACGTAAAATATATTCACCAGCTTTTGCAGTTGGTAGCCCGTTTGCGCCAAGTATAGGAACGCCACCATGAGCCAAAATAAGACCTGTTTCAGTCGTTGGCATTACTACAGCTTGGTTGTTTGGTGTAAATCTCAACTCTGTTCCGGCAGCGTTATCATAAACTGCATCGTAAGTCCAAACGTCAAAAATATAAGCACCTGCGTTAACTGTTCCATGATAAGATGAGCCTCCTGATCTTGCGATAGGCCTATTAATATCCTGTAACTGAGCTTTTGCATCCCTGTTAGCATCATCTGAATAAAAGTTTGTTTTCTTCAATGCCACAAACTGGGCTCCTGACATTAAGATATCGAAACGCGTAGCACTTGAATTACCTGTATTGCGAATAAATTCAGCAGCAGCAATTAATTGAGATTCTACATCAGTAGTAACAACGTTCCAATATCCACCAGACCCGGCAAGGTCAACAATAGACCCGGCCAAACGTCCGTAATCAATAACATCGTTGTATTTGGTTGTTACCGTTCCATCAAACAAAACCTCTGAACATTGCAATTCTTTTGCTCTTGAAATCTTATCTCTCAAAACACTTACTTTCCTTGCTGTTTGATTTACAGCTTGACTTACAGTAATTTTATTAACCGCTCCCATTCCAAACGGGATATTGTAAGCATCCATATGGTTAGCAACAAAATCCTCGCTGTACATAGGCGGTCTAAATATCTTTTCAGATGATTTAGTGAAATTATTACCATTAGAGCCGCCTCCGCGCTGTACCTCAACAGCAATATTCTTAGTCCCTCTGCGTATTTCAATAGACACATCTAATGCCTGTGAAACATCTTTTTTAAATAACGATTGTAAGAAATTCGTTTGTGGAATTTGCTCATCGTATAATGCCAATACTTTTTTTGTATAAATTGATCTGGCTTGTACTATATCTATCATTTTTTTTAAATTTTATGAGTTAGCAAATCCGGTTTGTTCCTGTGGATCAATTAAAACTAATCCAATATCACGCAACCAATCTCTTACAGTCCTACCACTTACAACTGAATCTAGCGTACTGGCAGTTCCGAAGTTAATTAAACTAGCATCTACACGACCCTGATAAACAAGTTCTATAGTATCAGTTGTCCCGTCAGTTACCGTTTTAGTGGCATTGATGCCAAAATAAGCTAGCCCGGCAGGGTATTGAGAACCATCACTGGCAGAATGCAAAAGAGGCACAAGTTTGCCTGTGGCAGAAATACGCCCCATTACTTCACCCATTGTCAAATCAACGTCAGCACCAGAAGCCGTAACGTCACCGTAAGAAAATTCATTATTTCCTCTAAGTAAGTTTTTGCTTTGATAATCAACGTTTAGCTGATTGCTGGTATTTGTTCCTATTGTTTTTACCGTTGGCATTATACTTCCTCCTTAATATTTAGTTCAGCATCAAGTTCTTTCTCAAATGCAGCAGCCTCGGCCTCTTTTGGAGTTTCCTCTTTTTTAGGAGGGTTTTGCGGGTCTGCGGCTTCTGCTTTCAAATCGTCTTTTTGCGATTTAGCCATGAACTTTTTGTTCATCTCTGCCATAAATTTAGCAGTCATAGTTTTATCACCTGAAATTTGAGCTTTTACCGTTTCGGCATCTATCTCAACAAATTCCAGGAATGCTTCAACCCTGTCTTTCTCTTTTTCAATCCCTGCTTTTACACCATCATTGAAAATTTGAGAATAAACTTCTGGATTTTGCGCCTTAAGTTCTTCTTTTGTCATTTTTTTAAATTTTTCATTATTATTATTTACATTTTCTTTGCTCCCTTGCTCTTTAGTATCACTCCCTTGTGATTCTAAATTTGAAAATGCTATTAGTTTATCACAATAATCTTTAGGATTCTTAGGCTCTAATCTTATAACCTTGTCTACCAATCCTATTTTTTTAGCCTCTTTTGCAGTAATCCAAACATCTCTACGCTTTTCTGATTCAAAAATATCCTTAATAGAAACCCCCGTTACTTGCTCGAATACCTCTTTGTTGAATTTAGCTTCTATCTTACTACGTATGCTTTTATTTACATCATTTAATAGCTTTTGATCATCTTCGTTTTCCACAAACATTGTAGCCCTATGAACCATGAAA